ATTATCGAGAAAAGATTACCATACAAAATACGAGCCAATCTGGTACGGCTGGCTTTCCGGTGAGGCAAGATTGTGTCCACTCAAGGACAGGAAGCAGAGTGACGTTTGGGATATAGATAGACCTTCAAGATCTGAACTACATCCAACCACCAAGCCGGTCGAGCTGGTCGAGCGAGCGATTAGAAATAGTAGTAGAGCAAATAATTATGTTCTCGACCTGTTTGGCGGTTCTGGATCAACGATGATTGCCTGTGAAAAAAGCGCTCGAAAAAATATGTCGATGGAACTTGATCCTAAATACTGTGACGTGATCATCAAACGCTGGCAAGACTTTACTGGCAAGCAAGCGGTTCATGTCAACGGCGGAGTGTTCGATGGCTGACCAACAAACTTATTCTTTAGAAACAATATCAAAACTACTGATGATTTCAGAAAGAAGATGTCAGCAATTAGTGGCGGACGGTGTTATTCCAAAACACCCACGCGGCGAGTATGATCTGGTGAAGTCGGTGCAAGGCTACGTTAAATTTTTACGTGAGCGCGCATTCGGTGGCGTTGCCAATACTGACCAGCATACAGAAAAAACGCGCTTGGTTTCCGCGCAGGCCAATATCGCCGAGATGAATGATGCGGAGTTACGTGGTGAGCTGGTGCGAACCGATGATGTCAGGCGTACTATTTTCAGCGCCGCACGATCTGTTAGAAATTCAGTGCAAACCATATCTGATCGAATATCTATGCCGATTGCAGGTATGAGTGACCAGCACGATATACACGAGTTGATTGATGGTGAAATTATGCAAGTCTTGGGTGATATGGACAAGGCTTGGGCAGAATTATTACCTGAGGAAAGTGATGATCGAGATACCGACAACCCAAGTTGATGGCGAGCAATTAGCAGTTGAGGCCATACTCGCTGGATTAAAACCAGATCCAGTCGAACCCATGTCTGAGTGGGCAGACGAGTATCGCATACTCAATCAAACCTATGCCGCCGAATCTGGCAAGTGGCGTACCAGCCGCACACCTTATTTAAAAGAAATCATGGATGCATTTTCACCGTCTAGCCGTTGTGAGTTCGTAACCATAATGAAAGGCGCACAACTGGGTTTTACCGAGGCACTCACCAATATGATCGGCTATATTGTCCATCGCGCACCAGCACCGGTGATGATGGTGCAACCGACACAAAACCTCGCCAAGCGCTACTCCAAACAACGCCTCGCTACCATGATTGCGGATATGCCGGTGCTGAAAGGTCTGGTTGCTGATCCGCGCGCAAGAGATAGCGGCAATACCACCACATCAAAGGCCTTTGATGGCGGCGTTATGTTTATTGCCGGCGCTAACAGTGCCGCCGATCTGCGTAGCGTGCCGGTTAGATATTTACTGCTGGACGAGGTCGACGCATATCCGTATGACGTTGACAATGAGGGTGACCCAATTGAACTCGCAGTAAATAGAACCAAAACATTCGCAAGACGTAAAGTTTTAATTGGATCAACACCAACCGTCAAAGACGTGTCTCGGGTGGAGAGAGAATTTTTAAAAGCTGATCAGCGTAAATATCATGTGCCATGTCCACATTGCGATGTTATGGATGAGCTGACTTTTCCAAACATTAAATGGGACAAGGACGAAAACAACCAGCACTTACCGGAGAGTGCATACTATGCCTGTCCGCATTGCGCTGGTGTGATTGATGAGAGTTCTAAAACAGAAATGCTCGCCGCCGGTCAGTGGGTAGCCACCAAGCCGGAAAACAACTACAGAGATAAACGCCGCTCATACCACATATCTTCTCTTTATTCGCCTTGGGAGACATGGGCATCGATGGTACAGAAATTTTTAGAGGCGCAGGCAGATCCACATTTACTAAAAACATTTATCAATACCGCTTTGGGCGAGTGCTGGGATGAGGAGGCCAACCGCGTGGATATGCACGATCTGCAAAAAACAGCAGAGGATTATTCGCTTAGAGTTTTACCAATGGGCGCTTTACTTGTAACCTGCGGCGTTGACGTACAGGACAACCGGCTTGAGGCGGTGATCTGGGCGTATGGCAAAGGGGAAGAGTCGTGGGTGATAGATTATCAAGTGTTCTTCGGTGATCCGGCCGGTGATGATCTATGGGCGGAGTTGGACGAGTATTTGGAAAAAGAACTACAACACACTAGCGGCTCAATTGTAAAAGTTAGTGCAGTGTCAATCGATACCGGCGGCCATCACACCCAAAAGGTCTATGATTTTTGCCGCCTTAGAAAACATCGCCACATAATTGCGATTAAGGGGCAATCAACACGAAACAGACCGGTGATCGGCAGACCAACCAATCAGGACATATCAATGCGCGGCAAAACCATCAAGGGCGGCGTACAGTTATGGCCGGTCGGTACTGATACCGCCAAAGGAGTTCTATACGGTCGTTTTGGGATTGAGAGTGGGGCGGCTGGATCGGTGCATTTTTCTAAGGATCTGCCGGACGAGTTCTATGCCCAGATCACTGCCGAGAAATTAATAACGCGTTATCACAAAGGACACCCAATACAAGAGTGGGTAAAGCCGTCACATAGGCGTAATGAGGCGCTGGATTGCACCGTTTATGCACTGGCCGCCGCTTATCACTTAGGGATGAATAAATTTAGCGAGCGTGATTGGACTCGTTTAGAGGAAATAGTACAGCCAATAACCAAAGATTTATTCGAAAATAACGAGCAAATAGCGGCTGAAAACGAGAAAAAATCGGAAAAAACTGGAGGAAAAACGCACAAAGTAAAAAAGAAAACCGCTCAAAAGCCTCGTCGCAAAAAGACAAACACTGGTTTTGTTGCTAGGTATTAATTTTTTTTAAAAAATCGTATTGACAATTCTAAATCTGGTTACTACATTAGAGTCCATCATTCTTGGGATTTTCAATGGCAAACCTATTTGATTCTACTAACTATCCCGAAACTGAACCAACACAAATAATTGCCGGCGATCGCGCCGCTTGGAAACGTACTGATCTGGGTACGGATTATGCGCCTGCATCTTACTCTCTTAAATATTCAGCACGTCTTGAGGACTCTGGTTCAACTGAAATTGAAATAACTGCATCTGAATCTGGATCAGACTACATTATTGAAGTTGGTCAATCAACAACAGCCGCCTACACCGCCGGTGTCTATCACTGGCAAGCCTACATTACCCGAACGAGTGACTCCGAGCGCGTTACTGTTGATAGTGGTACTTGGGAAATAAAGGCCAATAGAGATGCCGCTACAACCGATCCACGCAACCACGTCAAGAAAGTATTAGATGCTATCGAAAGTGTGATTGAGGGCAGGGCATCAAAAGACCAGGAGTCTTATTCAATACAGGGCAGGGCGTTATCACGAACGCCGATTGCTGACTTGATTACCTTACGCGATAAATACCGCGCCGAGTGGGTAAGAGAGCAACGCGCTGAACGGATAAAAAATAATTTAGGCCATAGCGGTGTCATAAAGGTGCGCGGATGAAGAACCCATTTAAAAGAAAAAAAGTAGTCAATAAAAGACCAATGCGCCGTCAATTTTCAGCGGCAAAAATAGACCGGCTGACCTCCAGCTGGACAATTACCCAGCAATCAATTAATAAAGACTTGCAGGCCGGCGGCAAAGTCCTACGCGCAAGGGCGAGGGATTTAAGTATTAATAATGACTATGCACGTAAATATTTACAGATGGTGGTAAGTAATGTGGTTGGTTCAAAGGGCATTATATTACAGGTCAAAAGCAAAACCACTAAAGGCAAGTTAAACATAAAGGCTAACCGCCAAGTCGAGCAAGGTTGGAAAGAGTGGTCGCAGGCACGTAATTGCGCTTGGGATGGGCGGCTTAGTTTTATTGAGATGCAACGGTTGTTTATTGAAAGTGCTGCGCGTGACGGTGAGGTTTTAGTAAGGCTTATAAAAGATGAAAGCAAGTTTGGTTTTAAGTTGCAGTTTTTGGACGCTAACCGTTTGGATGAAAACCTTAATAAAGATTTAGGTAATGGCTTAGTTATTTCTATGGGCATTGAATTTGATGCGACCGGCAGACCGGTTGCCTATCACTTGATTAATAATCTTGAGAACCAAATAACTGCCGGCCTGCGTACTGAGCGCGTACCTGCGGAAAATATTATTCACGCATTTATGGGTGAGCGTCCGGAACAGATAAGGGGGGGGAGTTGGATGGCCAGCGCCATGTCAAGAATGCAAATGCTGGGTGCTTATGAAGAAGCCGAACTGGTGGCGGCACGCGTTGGCGCTTGCAAGATGGGTTTTTATACTTCTGAGGCTGGTGATAGTTTTATTGGCGAGGAAGATGAGTCGGGTAATCTAATTAGTGAGGCAGAGGCCGGTATTTTTGAACAACTACCAGCCGGCACAAGTTTTACCAGTTTTGATCCAACACACCCAACAACGGCGTTTAAGGATTTTAATAAAGCAATTTTACGCGGCATTGCTAGTGGGTTGGGAGTTGCCTACAACTCGTTATCATCAGATTTAGAGGGTGTCAGTTATTCATCCATTAGGTCTGGAACGATAGAAGAACGTGACCAGTGGCGCGTCAAACAAAACTGGATGATGCAACATTTTATGAACCCTTTATATGAAAAGTGGTTATCAATGCAACTACTTAATAATTCCGTCGGCTTGGATATGATTAATTTTGATTCACTAATGGAAATCAGATGGCAGGCTAAGTCGTGGAATTGGGTTGATCCATTAAAAGATATTCAAGCCAGCATTAAGGCAATCAATGCCGGCCTAAAAACAAATAGCGAGGTAATAGCAGAGCAAGGCGGTGATATAGAGGACGTATATGACCAACTTGCTTATGAACAACAATTAGCCAAAGAAAAAGGCTTATTTACAGAAGTAGTGAAAGAGGGAGTAGGTAAATGAAGAAACTATTAACGGGTAATTTAACCCGATTTTACAACTTAGATCGTAGTGCAATCGATGAGGAAGCACGAACGGTGGGTTTAAGTTTTTCAAGCGATGTTCCAGTCGAACGTTGGTTTGGGATGGAAGTGTTAGATCACTCACCCAAATCAGTCGATTTGGAGCGTTTGAACGACGGCGCACCGCTTTTGATGGATCACAATATTAACGATCAAATCGGTAGAGTCGAATCAGCAATGGTGGATGGCAAACGCGGAGTAGCAACTGTGCGTTTTTCTAAATCAACGCGTGGCTCTGAAATTTTTAACGACGTAGTAGATGGCATTCGCCAAAACGTTTCTGTTGGATACCGTATCAATGAAATGGAACTTGACGAGAGTCGTTCAGAGGGTGAGGTTGAAACTTATGTGGCAACTTCATGGCAACCGTATGAAGTGAGCGTAGTGAGTGTGCCTGCGGACAATTCAATCGGTATTAGCCGTTCAGCTGAAGGTGACAATGTGACAACTATTACTAATTGTGAGGAAAGAACAATGACAGAAGAAGTCAAAAAAGAGCCTGCACCAACGATCGATGTGAAACAAGTAGCACACGATGCAGTTGAAGCAGACCGTAAACGATCAGCCGAGATCGATGCAATTGTGGGTAAGCACCCAGAATTGAAAGAAGTCGGTGGGCAGTTCAAGAAAAACGACAGGTCTTTGAATGAATTTAGACAAGTTGCACTTGAATCCATTGATAAATCACAGCCAGAAGAGCCGGCAATCGCGGACAGTAAAATTGGCATGAACGACCAAGAAGTAAGTCAATTCTCAATCGTACGTGCTATTGATGCGATCGCTCGCAATGATTGGTCAAACGCTGGTTTTGAAAAGGAAATGAGTGACGCTACAAGTCAGAAACTTGGCAAGCAGCCTCGTGGATTTTTCTTACCAACAGATGTGATGACTCGTGATTTGAACGTCACTACAGCGACCGCTGGTGGAAATGTGGTGGCCACTGATCTGTTATCTGGTTCATTTATAGAATATCTTAGAAATAAGATGACAGTGGCTGATCTAGGCGCTACGCTATTGACAGACCTTAATGGTAATGTTGCTATCCCAAGACAAAGCGGCGGAGCAACTGCTTATTGGGTAGCTGAATCAGGGGCAGTTACAGAAAGTCAAGCGGCGTTCGATCAAGTGACGCTAACACCTGCTACTGTGGGTGCGTTCACTGATATTTCTCGTAAGTTGTTACTACAATCTTCAATTGATGTTGAATCATTTGTTCGTAACGACCTAGCAACAACGTTGGCTATTGAGATTGATCGTGCTGCCATTCATGGTAGTGGTTCATCCAACCAGCCTACTGGAATTCTAGCGACTTCCGGTATTGGTGATGTTGCAGGCGGAACAAATGGCGCCGCACCTGATTGGTCTGATATAGTTGGATTGGAAACTCAAGTGGCTCAAGATAACGCTGACATGGGAAATCTTGCTTACCTAACAAACTCAAAAGTTCGTGGTAAGTTGCTAACAACTGAGAAGGCATCAAACACAGCGCAAATGGTGTGGGGTGATAACAACACGCTGCGAGGATATAAAGCGGCTGTTTCAAACCAAGTATCAAGCACATTGACTAAAGGTTCATCTAGTGTGGCCAGTGCGATTATTTTCGGTAACTGGTCTGATCTATTGATTGGAATGTGGGGTGGTCTTGATATTGCTATTGACTCTTCAACTGGCAGTGCGTCAGGCACAGTTAGGGTGGTGGCATTGCAGGATGTTGACGTTGCGGTTCGTCACGCACAGTCCTTTGCGGCAATGAAGGATGCGCTTACTGCATAGGGTAGGCGTTAATTTGGCGCTAGGTTAGTTCTCCTACCTAGCGCCATATTTAAGGAGATTTATGAAAATAAAATTAAATACAGCAGTTGGCATCAAGGGTAAATCCCATGCCAAAGGCACGATAGTAGAAGTTAATAACGATATGGCAGCAGCATTGATACTGAGCAATAAGGGTGTTGAGGTTAAAGTACCTGCGGCGAAAAAGAAAAAGAAGTAATGTTTGTTGAAGACTTAAGCGAATTTTTTATTGAGAGTGAAATGGCTACTAACGCCACGATTGGTTCTTCCATCGTCGCTGGCATATTTGACAATCAGTTCGTTGAGGTCAGTGGTATAGAGGGAGTAAGACCGGTATTCACTTGTGCGGCCGCAGATGTTGTTGATTTGTCGTTTGAGAAAACGATCAAGATTAATGACACAACGTACAAGGTTGCCGGCGTTCAACCTGACGGCACTGGGTTAACCAGTTTGGTTTTGGAAAAACAATAGAATTATGGCGCACGCGAGGCAACAAATTAGGGATCAGCTGATAACCACATTAACAGGGTTAACGACAACCGGTTCTCGCGTTTACAACTCAAGGGTATATGACCACGATTCTCTGCCCTGCTTAACGGTCTATACGTTAAGTGAGGAGCTGGGTGAGGAAAGCGCCAACAAACAGTTTAGATTATTAAGCGTTATGGTTGAGGTGCGCGCAAAGGCGGCGGCCGATCTGGAGGATACTTTGGACACCATAGGCGCGGAAGTTGAAGATGCCATTTTTAGTGGTGGCGATACCACGCTAAGTGGTAACTGTAAGGATTTTGACTACG